GCGCCGCTCCTCGTCGGTATCGAGGGCATGGCCGACGTCGTCGACCTCTTACAGGTCCGGCAAGAAGTGCCGCAGTACGAAACGCAAGCCGAAGAGGCCGACCGCGTGCGCATGGACTATCGGCAACGCGGTCAAGTGATTACGCGCAAGCAAGCCGTTGCGCTTGTAAAGGCCCGCCGCATGGACGACCCGAAATATGTGGATACGCTCGTCGACGAGCGCGCCCGCACCCGCTCCGCCGAGCACGCGCAGCGTGCCGCGGCCGCCGCCGGCGCCGTGACTGAGGGCGGGGCGAGTGCGCAAAAGGCCGGCCCCGAGCCGACCAAGGGCCCGCGCACGCCGCCGACGCGCGAGCAATTCGCGAGTATGACGCTCGAGGAGAAACGCAAGGCGCTCGAGGGCGCCACGATCTAAGAGGAGGCCGCCATGCCCGGCAGTACCTATAACTACAGCGATCCGGGGCTATCGACTAGCACTACCCTCGTCAACGATCTTGCGCCGCTCTGGTTGCAAGACGAGCTCCTCGCGATTGCCGAGAAACTCACCGTGTTTGCCGATATCGGCGACTTGCCCAACATGCCCGACGGCGAGGGCAAGACCTACAGCGCGCAGCGATACGAGCGGCTCCCGCTCCCGAATGCGCCGCTCACGGAGGGGATTACGCCGGATAGCACCGCGTTGGTGGTCAACAAGGTGACGGCGATTCTCGAGCAATGGGGTATGGTCGTCTCGCTCACCGACGTCGCCCTCATGACCACCAAGCATCCCGCGCTCACGGCGGCAAAAGACCGGCTCGGCAACGCGTCGGCCGAATTGCAGGACCGCGAAATACAGAAAGTGCTTATGGGCGGCGGCGTCGTCGTGTTCCCGGGCGGCAAAACGTCGCGCTCGACACTCGTCGCCGCCGACGTGCCAACCACCGATTTCGTGTCGGGCATCGTCGCCACGCTCCGCCAGCTCGGCGCGCCGGTCTTTCCGGGCAGTCAGTACGCCGGCGTCGTCGACCCGTACCACGAGCAAGACCTCGCCAAGGATCAAACGTTCGTCCTCTCGCATCAGTACGCCGAGACTACGGCGCTCATGAATGCCGAGATTGGGCGGTGGCGCGGCGTGCGCTGGAAGCGCTCGAATCTCCTCCCGATTATGTCAAGCCTCCCGACCGGCGCCGGCGGCGCCTCGGCGACCAACGCAACCCCGGGCACGGGCGAGACGGGCTTTACCGCCGGCTCAACCGTCAAGGTGACGGTCGCGCTCGCCGACCCCATTACGGGGCTCGATACGCGGCAAATCGCCACCGTCAACGTGACGAATGCGGCGGCGTATACGGTCTCGTTTACGATCACGGCGACGGCCCCCGAGGGTCGGTACAACGTGTACGTAAGCGCGGAGGGCGGCACCGTGCCGACCTATCAGACCACAGTCTTAAAGCCCGTGGGCGCGCAGTACGTCGGCGTTGTCGCCAAGGCCGTGACGAGCGGCGCGGCGACGACGTCGGTCGGCTACAGCGCGACGGGCGCCCCGGCGCAGGCGGATCCGCCGGCGACCGGTAACGTGCACGTCGGCTACATTTTCGGCAAGAGCGCCTTTGCGGTGCCCGCGCTCGGCTCGCGTGTGGAAACGACCTTGACGCCGGCGACCGCGAGCGATTCCGACCCCCTCAAGCAGCGGCGTAAGTGTGGATTCAAATTCATGACCAAAACCTGCATTCTCAACACCGACTTTTACCGGCGCTTTGAAGCGTCGAGCGCATTCGGTTGATTCCGATGGGACGCCCCCCTGGTCGCCCTCGCATGACGCCGCCGGTCGATTCCGCGGCCGCGGCGCCCGAGGAGCTCAACGGCGCCGACCTCGGCGAGGCGCTCGAATCGCTGCGGCCCGAGGACCTCGCCGAGGAAGTGCTCGAGGGCCGCGCGCGCTTGACGCCCGAGGTCGTGCGCATCTTGAACGAAACGTGGCGCGAGCTCGTGCAGTACGACGACGAGGGGAGCAAACGGCGGTGCCGGTTGATTGTCGGCGTGCTCCGCCGGGCGAAGCATATCGAGCTGCACCCCGGATGCTCGCGCGTCATGATCGACGTGCCGATGCTCCCCAACAAGCAATTTGTGCGCGTCAACGAGCGCGTCTTTTACGGGAGCCACGAGGTATGGGAATGCGAGGCGCGCACCATTCTCGGGCTCGTGCATTGGGCGCGCGTCGTCGAGGCGCAACGCATGGATGACCGGCGGAGCGAGCACCCGACCATTGACCTCGATTCGCCGCTTGCCGAGCGGGCACGGGCGATTCAACGGGCATGATGGCGCGCGGCCCCGCGGCATGGAATGGCGGCGCGACACCGCCGTTTTCCGGGCAGCTCGTCAAGGTCACGGGCGAGGGCGAGCACGTCACGATCGCGTTTGTGGCGCGCACCGCGACAGAGCTCGAGGCCGCGCTCGCCGCCGCGGGCACCGCGGCCGTGAATCGGCTGCACGCCAATAACGCCGCCGTACTCGCCGCCGGCGAGCACTTCGAGACACGGCAACGCCACGTGTACCAAAACGCGGTTGGGCAACTCCGCCGAGAGCTCGGCTTGCCCGACCCGCCCGCGGAGGAGGACGCGACTCGTGCCGACAATCCCGCCGGGGCGGTACACGCGCCAGAAAATCCGTGACCTCGCGTTAAACCGCGCGGGCAATCGCGCCCTCGACGCCGACGCCGCCGATTTTCTCGCCCAGCATCTATTCGAGCTCTACACGCTGGCCGATTGGCCGTTTCTCTATGTGTCGGCGCCGCTCACGCTCACGGGCGCGACCGTCACCTTGCCCGCCGATTTTGTTACGGCGCAAGATGACCACGCGTTTCAAATCGTCGCGATTGACGGGAGCCCGCAAGCGAATTGCTTTGCGCTCGAGCTCTCACCCGAGGAGCTCGCCACCATTACGCCGGCGCCCGGCTCGAGCACGGGCGGCGTGCCGCTCTACTGGGCAGTATCGCGCAGCGATACGACGGCAAGCGTGGCCCCCGACCCGACGGGCCGGCGGATTGACGTCGTCTTGCGATACAAGCGGCTGCCGCCCGAGCCGGCGCCCGCCAACGAGCCGAGCGACATTCCGGTGTTCCCGTATCATAATTACCTCGTGCAAGCGGTCTACACGTTTGCACTCGAGCACGAGCGCGACGCGCGGGCGCAATCGGAGGCCGCGAGCCGGGATAATTTGCTCGCGATCATTCGCCGCGGCGCCGCCCCGCTGCGCTCACAACGGGCCGATATCCCGCTCGACCCGGCCGTGTTTCGCCGGCCGTTCCGAGGCGACTAATGCCGGGCGCGCCCGACCGCGAAACGCCGATTCCCGTTCGACGCTTTCAGGGAACCATGCTCGCGATTGACCCGGCGTTTGTGCCGCTCGGCTTTCTCTCGCGCTGCAACAATTGGATTCCCGACCCGACGTATGTGCTCACAAAGCGGCTCGGCTCGACCGTATGGCAAACCTTCCCCGGCGGCACGCGTGTTGACCCACTCATCTATACGACCGGCTCGGATGGGCACCGCTACCTCTATGCCGTTGCCGCGCCGGCGACCGGCGATACTGGCGGCTCGCAAATTTATGTCTCAATCGACGACGCCCCGTTTGCCGCCGTCTCGAATGGCAAGTTTGCCACCGCGAATCCGCGCCACGGCGCCGCCGCGATCGGCGACAATGTGTTTTTCGGCAACGATACCGACCCGATTAAGCAAGTGCCGCTCGGCGCCGCGGCGATCGACCTCGTGCAGCTCGGCGTGGCAAACGATACGGGCGCCACCGCGGTTTTCGTCGACGATCCCAATAGCAACTTGATTGCGGGCACCTATTCGTATCGTTGGGGCACGTACAACCAAAGCACGTTGCGGTGGACGGGGCTCGCGACGACGAAAACCATGACGACGCCGTCGACGAGCCGCGCGCGGCTCGTATTCCGCGCGCCAACCGGCGGGCTCGCCGCAAACGAATTGTGGCACCTCTTCGTCGCCGGCGCCGACCAAATGATTGAGGGCGCGCACGACCAAACGCCCAACGGCCTCCCCGTCTCGACGGGCGCCGACCAATTCGCGTTGTACGACGACCCGTCGATAGACGGCGACCCCGTGCCGATTCCGAGCACGGTAACGCGCCGCGGGTCGCATTTGGTCGGGCACCGCGGTTGCTTGTGGGGCGCCGGCGGCGTCGGGTCGGCCAAGCAACGCGCGTGGAGCTCGAGCGTGATTGTGCCCGGCCTCGAGCAAACGATTTTCAACCAAGGCGTGTTTTTTCCCGCCACCGCGTTAACGCGCGACTTGAACGACCCCGTGACGGCGCTCGCCGTGATTCCGCAATCGTCGGGCAGCATGCAACCGACGGCGCCGCTCGCGATTTTTACCGCGGTGCAAACGTGGCTCTTTCAGGGCGATATGGTCGGCGACGCGTCGGCGTCGCTCACGCAAATGTCGGCGGAGGTCGGATGCCCGAGCGACCGCACGATCGTTGCAACGCCGGTTGGCGTAATCTTTTGCGGCAAGCGGAGCATCTATTTGCTCTCGCCCGCGGCCGCCGAGCCGCGCGACATTGGATGGCCGATTGAAAACGCAATCCGGGCGATTCCCGCCGTCGGCCGTTCCGTGTGTTGGGCAATCTACCACCGCGGCTTTTACAAACTCGCGATTGTGGAACCGGGCGGCGTCGAGCCCTCGGCATACTGGTGGCTCGACCTCCGCCGCGGCCTCGGCGACCCGCCGTCATGGTGGGGGCCGCATACGGTGCCGGCGTACACGGCGAGTGCGCGCGCGCCGAATCACCCGAGCGAGGATGATCGGCAATGGGCAACGCTCGGCTCGAGCGCGACGGCGCCCGCGCAAATTTTGCGCCTCGACCAAGCCGACCAATATACCGAGGACGGCGTACCGCCCGTGCCGATACAGTCACGGATGACCACGGCATACCTCGACGGCAACGCGCCGCTCACGCCGAAACTCGCGAAACGGGCGCGCGTGATTGCGCGCGTCAATGCCAAAACGTCGCTCGCCGTGACGGTCTCGGGCGATGAAGCGACCTCGGCGAGCGGCCTCCTCCCGCTTAATGCGTCGCTCGGCGGCGTGTGGGACCAAAGCGCGTGGAACGTGGCGCAATGGGTCGTCTCGGCGCTCGTGTTAGCGGAATGGGAAGTGCCCGTGCCCGAGATTCGCGCGCGGGCGTTTCAAGTCACCTTGGCGCATACCGACGCCGCGCGGTGCGACCTCCGCGATTTTGAATTGCGCGTGCAACCGTCGGCGAGGGAAACCCGCTAATGGCAGTCATTCAACGGCCCGCCAAGCAAGGTAATGCGACGACGTATCAAGGCAAAGTCGCACAAGGCTACACGGGCATACTCGCCGCCGAGGTCGACGCCGACCTCGACACGATCTACGCCGCATGGAATGGCGGCGTCGATACCGTCAACATTGCCGCGGGCTCGATTACCGCCGACAAGATTGCGCCGAATCAAATCGGCACGCGCGAGCTCGCCGACCTCGGCGTGGCGACGGGCGACCTCGCGAACCTCGCCGTTACGACGCCGAAACTCGCCGACCTCGCCGTCACGACGGCGAAACTCGCGGATGGGGCCGTGACCGCGGCGAAACTGAATGCCGCCGCGGGCGGCGACCTCTCGGGCACGCTTCCCAACCCGGCGGTTGCGAAAATCAACAGCGGTGGCTTGTACGTCGTTCCGCGCGGTCTCGTCTCGACGCCGACGGATGCATTTGACCTTTACGCAAACTCGAACGGGAGCCCGGGCTATAATGCGAGTCAGCCGACGTGGATTGCGCGCCTTCGCTATGCGAACGATACGTGGGAGCTCTGGCGCGCACCCGCCGGCACGACGAATTGGGTTTCGCTCTTTACCGTCAATAACGCGGGCAACGCGAAATTTCGCGCGATGGGCGGCGGTATGACGCGCAGCGCCGGGCAAGCCATCGGCAGCGGTGTCACGGATATCGTGCAATACGATACCGTGTGGATCGACTCGTCGGGCGGCACGATTCCGCACACCGTGGGCAGTTATCTGCTGACACCGTATCTCGGATGGTACGTGATTTGTGCTAACGTGATCGTCGACGGCCAAGGGGGCCTCGGGCTCGGCGTGAATCTCGAGTACGATAACGGGACGAACGGCGCGAACTGGTATAATATCGGGACACGGTTTGGTCAGCAGGAAACAAACTACACGCTCTGCACCATGCGCACACTCGCGGCAAATTGGCGGATACGGTGCACGGTGGCGAATGGGACGGGCGCGGCGCGCGCGGTCCAAGCCGGGAGTAATATCACGATTTTTGCGGAGGGCATCACGTAAATGCCCTTTTCCGTCGACGCGTTTCGGGTGGTCAGCGACCTTGGCACGCGCCCGCACGCCCGGTGCGTCATGCAGAGCCCGCCCGACGGGCCGTTCTATGCGGTCGTGATCGACCTTACGCCCATCGAGGGGCCGATGCCCGCGGAGAGTCTCGGGCCCTACGACACGGCCGCGGATGCGGCGGCGCATTTGGCGGAGCTCCCCGACCTCCCGGTGCGGAGCCCCACGCCGGAAGGATCCATGCCGTGACGGAGATGCCACCCGTGCGCGCGTGGCTCGACCGTGCGACCGTCGCGGCGCGCCGCGACGCCGTGCACGCCGAGCTCTTGACGAGTATGCAGCACGTCGAGCGCTACCGCGGTGCGCTCGCGATTCTCGACGAGCTCTTGCAGCTCGAGGACCCTCCGACGCCCGAGGGCGGGGCATGATTCGCCGCGCCGTGTTTGCCGACGTGCCCGCGCTGCGCCGGCTCTTTGCGGCGCTCGTTGTCGAGCTCGAGGCGACCCGAGGGCCGGTTGTCTATCCGACGCACGGCCCCGAGGACCTCGATAGCTTCACGCTCTTGACGGCGCAGCGTATCGAGCAAGACCCGACCTTGCTGCTGTATGTCGCCGACGACGACACGACCGGCGAGCTCGTCGGCTTCCTTGGGGGCGAGGTATCCGAGCGCGCTATCGGCAACCCGCGCGTGTTTGGTTCCGCGCATTGGCTCTATATCGCGCCGGCGCAGCGCGGCCGCGGCCTCGCCCGCGAGCTCGTTGCGCTCGGCGTCTCCGACCTCGAGGCGCTCGGCGTGTCGCACGTCGAGCTCGCCGCCGTCGCCGGCGACGCGCAATGGCAAGCCCGGGGCTGGGTCCCCTTCCTCGTGCACCATGCCTTGCCGCTCGAGGCCGTGCGGGCCGGCGTCGCCGAGCGCCCCGCCGTCGACCACACCCCGACGGCCCCGACGGCGCCGGCCCCCGTGCTCGAGGCCGTCGAGCCGCCCGCGGCGCCTCGCAAGCGGCGCCGGCGCCGGCGCACCGCGCCGCGGCCGAAACTCGTTGCCGGGGGCCGCACATGAGTCTCGTGATTCGCACCGCCGCGCCGGGCGACCGGCATAACCTCGAGCTCTTGCTCGCGGCCCTGATTCGCGAGCATCAAGCGGCCTTTCCCATGGCCTACCCCCAATTTCCCGACGCCGCCGAGGCCGCCGCTTACATTGCCGCGGGCTACGCCGCGCGGCTTGCGCAGGATCCGAGTCTGGTCGCCGTGCTGGCCGCCGATCGCGCGCCCGTGGGGTTGCTCGTGGGGGAGGTTTGCGCGCGCCCCGTCGGCCGGCC